TCACCAGAGAAAAAGAAAACGGGTATTCCTCCCTTTTTAACTTATGACGAAATCAAAAACATGGAAGCGGATGTTGAAGTTGCTCCCGCTAAACCTACAACTAAACCGACAACAAGACCTGGGGTTAAACCTGATAAGGATAGCCCATACAAACCAGGACCAGGTAAAAACCCTAAACCAAAAGCTCTAAAACACGAATAGTATGAAATTCACAAATAAAAGTTTAACCCGTTCAGTAAAAAAGAATCTTAGAGAAATGGCAATGGACTTACCACCCGAAAACGAACCACATCCAGATGTTACGGATAGGTTGGCTCAAGGGGACACCCCATATGATAAAGTTGAGTTTCCTCCAACACAAGAAGACCAACCAGAAGATAATTTCCAAGAACTTTTAGCGTCTGAAAGATATAGAAATGTAATTGCAAAAGTTGCCGAATACACAGGACAAGAAGTGTCATTAAAAGCAGAAAGAGGTGTTATGCCATTGATGCAAATGACAATGGGTGCGTTACAGAACATTATCCAAACTGAAACTGCACATAGGGAAGAACTTGAACAACTCGCAGTTGAGTTGGTGAAGAAAGAAATGAATATCCCGGATGACGCTTTTCAATTCGATGCAAAAATCGTTGGATTAGGTGAAGTTGGTCGAATAGATGGTGACGAAGAACAACCAGAACAACCAGAACAACCAGAACAACCACAAGATGGTGACGAGGCACTAGATAATGAAGTTGATCTTGCTGGTGACCTTGAACATCTCAATTTTGAAAAAGCTAAAAGACGATTAATTAATAGTATAATTCAAGGTTCAGCCATGAAGGGATATTATATGTATCACTATGTTGGTGAAAGACTTCAACAAATAACTGGATCTGAAGATTTACTTAAAAATTACGGTATAATGATGTCAGTTAATGATTCATTATATTGGCAATTAGGTGACCAACAAATCGGTGGAGCTATGGGTGGTGGTGGAGAAGCTGCGGCAGGAAAAGAAGAAATTGATAGAAACACAGACCCACCAACAATCATTGCTCGTGGAGTGGTATTCCCTGTATTGGTTCACGAATTGATAAAAGGTGTAATGGAAATGTTTGCAGTCCAAGGTCAACCAGAAGATGGTTGGGATGAGGTTAGTCAATCTGAAGATACACTTGAAAAAGAAATTTGGGACATTAGATTAGGGCCATCAATATGGGATCGAATTAGGGCACAATTCCCTGAAGATATTTTAGTTGATGAAAATAGAAGAGAATTACAGAATTATTTACTTCTTGCTATTTTCAAATTACCGGCAAGGAATTTCTTGGTATTCATGAAAGAGGTTCTACAAGGAACTCCAATGGGTAAAAGACTTTTGGATCAATTGATGGAAGGTGTAGAGGCGGCATTTAACGATGAAGACTATACTGCGGATGTTGTGGAACTACAAACCGACATTGATGATATCGCTGACGAAACTGATGATGGTCAATTAAACGACTTTTTATCTCAGTTAGGTATTAAACCACCAGATGAGGGTGGTGACGATGGTACTGACAACGACTTTTTAAATTCGTTGGGGATAAGACCCCCAGACCCAAACTAACATAAAGGAGGAGATTTCCTCCTTTTTTTGTATTTATAGGTATGGCGGCAAACATCGAACAATTAAAAGAATACGCTCGTATTATCAAAGACACCCCGTATGCTCTCCGAACATACCTTCAAACTTTTGATAATACTCAAGGTAAAGGTAGAATGGTTCCGTTGGATCTTTTCCCCGATCAAATCTCATTGCTCAAAGATTACGAAGACTACAACGAAAACATTACTAGGAAATATCGTCAGGCGGGTGTAACTACTGTTACCTCTGCATGGGCTTCTAAAATATTACAAACGGCAAGTCCTGACTCCCCAGAGAAAATTCTAATTGTTGCCAACAAACGAGACACCGCAATTGAAATGGCTAATAAGATTCGTGGTTTCTTAATGCAGTGGCCAGAGTGGATGAATGTGGGATTTAGTCCGGATAAAAACTCTGAAAGTCGATTTAAATTAAACAATGGTTGTGAAGTTAAAGCGGTTGCAACATCTAAGGATGCTTTGAGGGGTTATACTCCTACCATCCTAATATTTGATGAGGCCGCCTATATCGAAGCTGGTGATGATTTTTGGGCTGCGTCTATGGCATCTCTATCAACGGGTGGTAAGATTATTCTTATTTCAACACCAAACGGTTTCGACCCAATATATTACACCGTATTCGACCAAGCACTAAAAGGAATTAATGACTTCCACATTTCAGACTTACAATGGTACAAAGACCCAAGATATGCAAAAGATTTAGTTTGGGTTCAATCAAAAGACATGGTTCACTACATGTTGAATCGTGAATTGTACGAAGACGACAAAGAAGGGTTTATTCTACGTGATGTAAAACCTGAAGATTATCAAAAAGTTATTGATGATGGATATAAACCATACTCTCCATGGTATGAGGGTATGGCGAAGAAACTTAAATACGATTCAAGAAAAATCGCCCAAGAGATTGAGTGTGACTTCTTAGGTTCAGGTGATAGTGTTATCCCATATGAAACCAGAGAAAATATTGTAAAGAATATGGTCAAAGAACCCAATGAAAAACTCATGAGTGGAACTCTTTGGCATTGGAAGGATCCGATTGAGGGTCACCGTTATGTTATGGGGATTGACGTTTCTAGGGGAGATAGTGAAGACTTCTCAGGTATTTGTATTGTTGATTTTGATGATAGAGAACAGGTATTAGAATATGTCGGTAAAATTCCACCAGATGACTTGGCTCAGGTGGCATATCGATGGGCGGTATTATATAAATGTTTTGTTGGTATTGACATCACGGGTGGTATGGGTATTGCAACGGCAAGGAAATTCCAAGAGATGGGATACAAGAACATGTATATCGAAGGAATTAATACTCAGAATGTTTGGGACTACAACGCCAAAGCTATGGAGAAAATCCCGGGAATTAACTTCAATAACAAAAGGACTCAAATTGTTGCGGCGTTTGAAGAACAATTAAGACATGGATTTATTGTTAGGTCTCAGAGATTGGTAAATGAAATGAATACTTTCGTTTATGTCAACGGTCGACCAGACCACATGAAAGGTACTCATGATGATGCAATTATGAGTATGGCGATTGCACTATACATTGCTGACATTTCTTTTGGTCAACTTGAAAGGGTTGATTCGGTTAATAAAGCAATGATTGATTCTTGGATGTTATCTGAGAAGACATATGAACCTAATAAATCAATATATTCATATGGACAAGCGTTTGATCCGATGGGTGCGATGGGGGTAAATGGTGAACCCATAGATAATAATCCATTATTTCAGAATGATGTGGTACAAACGCAAAAACAACAATACGAGACGTATTCGTGGTTATTCGGGAATATGAATAAGCATAGATAGGCTTCAGTAATATAAAAAAAATGTTTACATTATAATCAATATTTATAGGTATGGCAAATGAACAAATGACAATCTTTCAAAGATTAACCAAAACTTTCGGTTTTCAGGGGAATACTGTTTCATCCCCACCACCGTCGTTTGAATTTTCGAAAGATACATTACTGAAAACAGACAGTAAGGAAGAATATGAGAAGGCTTTATTACAAGCCAAACAAACACAATATATTGCTGACAAATGGTCGAAGCTCGACATGTCGCTTTATAACCAATCGGTTTATTATGAACCAAACAGACTCTCTGCATATTACGATTACGAGAGTATGGAATTCACCCCAGAAGTGTCTGCTGCTCTAGACATTTATGCGGAAGAATCTACAACCAAATCAGAAAAAGGACAAATCTTAACAATCCATTCTGATTCAAAAAGAATTAAAGCAATTTTAGATGACCTATTTTACAATATCCTTGACGTTAATACCAACTTACAAATGTGGTCTAGGGGAATGTGTAAATACGGTGATGATTTTGTGTATTTAAAAATTGATTCATCAAAAGGTATTGTTGGATGTCAGCAACTTCCAAATATTGAAATACAAAGACTTGAGGGTGCGAGACAATCCAGCCCGAACCAAAGTGACCATGTAAGTTCAAAGTTCCCAACCCGGGAACTACGTTTTACGTGGAACAATAAAGATATGGAATTCCAAGCATGGGAAATTGCCCACTTTAGAATTCTTGGGGACGATAGAAAACTTCCATATGGTACATCCATGTTGGATAAGATCCGACGAATTTGGAAGCAGTTACTCCTTGCAGAAGATGCGATGTTGATTTATAGAACATCTAGAGCCCCTGAACGAAGGGTATTTAAAGTATTTGTTGGTAACATGGATGATAAGGATATTGAACCTTATGTACAGAGGATTGCTAATAAATTCAAGAGAGACCAAGTTGTTGACCAACAAAACGGTCAAGTTGATATGAGATATAATCAAATGGCGGTCGACCAAGATTATTTCATTCCAATGCGTGACATCTCACAAAGTTCACCAATTGAGACCCTCCCTGGAGCACAAAACCTAGGTGAGATTGCCGACATCGAGTATATCCAAAAGAAAATGTTGGCGGCTCTTAGAATTCCTAAAGCATTCTTAGGGTTTGAAGACGTTGTGGGTAACGGTAAAGGTTTAGCGTTACTTGATATTCGTTTTGCAAGAACAATTAACAAGATCCAACAATCGATTATTCAGGAATTAAATAAAATTGCATTAATTCATTTATTCCTTTTAGGAATGGAGGATGAGTTAAACAATTTCACGTTAATGATGACTAACCCATCGGGACAGTCGGATTTATTGAAAATTGAATCTTGGAAAGAAAAAATTACCATGTATAAGGACGCAACGTCCGACCAATCTCAAATGGGAATTCTTCCTGTTTCTCACACATGGGCTAAGAAGAACATCTTAGGTATGAGTGATAATGAAGTTATTCTTGATTTACAACAACAAAGAATGGAACGTGCAATTGGTGCTGAATTAATGAACACGCCTCAGATTATCAGACGTACTGGTGTATTCGATGATGTTGATAAGAAATACGGAATTCCTGAAGAAGAAAGGAAACAAATTGAGGATACCTTAGCTCAAGGTGGTGGTGAAGATGGTGGAATGTCTGGCGGAGGCGGTGGCGGAGGCGGAGGTCTCGGATCCGACCTCGGAGGAGATATGGAGGCTCCGATAGGTGGTGAGGCAACAATTCCTGGTATGGATACCACGGGTGCTGCTCCAGCGGGTGGAGAAGCTCCATTAGCGGAAGGTGAAGAAGAGAAAATAGAGAAAAGTGATTCAAAGAAGTCTAAAATTTTATCAATGTTAAATGAAGATACTAGTTTAACTGATTTATTTGATAATAAAAAGGCTCAGAAGAATATTTATGAAATAGAAAAAGTAATAACCGAAATAACAAAAGAAGACACCAATGACTAAATTTGGATCATTAAAAATTAAAATCTTACACAACCTAACCGAATCATATATCGCAGGGGATAAGTC